CAAGATATGTGGTTGCTGCGTTGCTTGTTGCCATTTGTTACTCCTAAGTCCTTGGCCTATCGGGTAAGCCCCTGCGATACGCATCTGAATTTTCTCTAGCTTCTGCCAAGTCTTTCAAACGCTGAATTTCTTGTTCAAATCTTTGAGAGTATAACCCCATCATATCTGCTTCACCTTTCATATATGTATACGCTTCTATCAGAGAACCGTAAAGTAAAGCGTTTGGAGCGTTTTCACTTAACCATGTTGTCCCAGACCCTGCTCCTGCAGTAAGACTTGCTGGTCTGTAATAATAATGAAGCTCTACCGTATAATTACTATCTGGAGTTGGACCAACAATAAAATTACTAGAATCAAAAATACCGTAATATTTAGGAACAGTATTAGAAACACCTTTGTTATATTCTTGTATATAATTTACATCCTTTATAAGGAGAAAATTTTCATTATTTGAAGTTGTAATTCTAAGAGAAAAAGGTGCTAAAAAATCGGATGGAACACTTAAAAAAGGGTCACTTGTTGTTAAAGCTGACGTAGCGTTTTTTCTAAATTCTTCTAAGTCTGCTAAATATAAAATTCTATCTTCTGCGCTTCTTATAAAGATAGGCAAATTAGTGACAAACGATGTTTCATCATTTTCAGTAAAATCTTTTATAGCTTGTTGTAGCTCTGTATATGTAAACGACATTTCATTTATCCGTTATACTATCGTTATATTTCCAACCATACTACTGTGATTAGTGCATTGATACACTAATGAAGTATCACTTGGTTCGTGCGGCACAATAAACTGCGTTAAGCCAGAAGTAGAATTATAATTTTCTGTAACACCTGTTGTAAATGCAGACCCACCATTAGAAGTTCTAATCTGCAAAGGGTGACTTCCTACGTTAGACGAATTGTCTATTAGGTAAGTATGGCCTTTATAAAAAGTAAAATTTGGATTGTCTCCAGAAGTCGCTCCAGGACCAGTAAAAGTAAACGCACTAGAGCCATTTACACCCGCCGTGTACTTAGTAACAGGCCCAGTAGTTTCATCGTTCAATCTAATCCAAACCCCACCATGAGCAAAATATAACCCACCCGTTGCGTGAACATGAGCAATCGCTCCGTGATAAGTTGATGCACTAGGTAAATCAGTAAGAGCACTGTAATAAAAAACAATCTTATTCGCGCCAGAGCTAACATCAATAACACCGTTTGTATCAATAATATCTGTCAGCGCAGTACCGTTACCCAACGCATTGTAAATTTCGTTGAAATTATCGTTTATCTTATCAGCACCTGCACGAAGGGTATCGCCAGTACCGTCATTTGCGCTTGACCCAATTCCTACTGTCTGTTTAGCCATTTAACCCTCGTCAAAAGTCTTAGTTGCCGAATCGAGTGTTATACTCGTAGAATCAAATTTTGATATTGTTGGTGAAGGACTTGGTGTTGCTGTTCCTTGATCAATAGTTGCGTGCGCACCACCACCTCGTATGTCCCCAGCTGTCGCAGACTCTCCAGTAACTGTAATTGTATAAGTATTTTCATCAAGAACAGTTATCACATAACCAGTAGACAACTCTAGTGTCGTTTTCGTAAAACCATCAAACCCTACAACTTTTCTAAAACGAACAGCATCATTCGTACTTCTACCGTGAGAGGGTTCAGTTATAGTTATAACCGCAGATCCTATTGCACCACTTTTAAAACAGTTAGGTCTTAATAAACGAATTACTGCAGTTTCAGTGCGATCAGGTCTTGCTTCCTTCAAGGCTTGCGGATCGTCACCTACAACATTCGGTTCTAGCTGAGGATGTTTTGCCTCATATTCTGACATATGGACAACCGCACCAGTCCACTCTTTTATTCTTTCTGAGTATGGATATGCGAACCCACTTCGATCAGAAATAAATTTTGCATGTTTTCCAGAAGTATAGGCCATTATGCAATGATCCTAGGAACTAGACGTAAATTAGTCCGATCCCTATCTTCTGTTGCGGCTCTAGCAAATTCTTCATCGTACACACTTTTGAGTAAACCAACACGATCGGGAGAAACTTTCATGCTAAGATAATAGGCTAACCCAGAAACTAAACACGGATAAAACCTAAAAGGAACATCAAAATCATTATTATAATCATCTGCATCGTCTATTCGCACAAGACGATAATAAATTATTTGATCTGTAGAATTTTCTGGAGTCGCCCATAAGTATAATACAGGATTAACCTGACGATCAACAAAAAACTGAGACGGTCTTCCTTCTGTAGATTTAGTTGGTAAATGAAGATAATCAGCTCTTGACATTCGTGTCATCGAAATATCTGTATTATTTCGACGTAAAACCATTTCTAATATATCTACAGTTTCTGCACCAAGCGTATAATTAGCCGTACCTTTAGTTAGTGTAGTGGTCACTTGCTCTAAACTAAATAGATTTACGCCTCTATTTGCCCATTCAGCCAACATGAGGTTTAAAGACCGTCGGGCTGTTTTTAAAGAATAACCTGTACGGATTTCTACACCGCAACGCTCATAGGCTTCTTCTATAGCGTCAGAAACGTCAATATTGAAGTTTTTTGAGTTTGATACAGCCATCACTCATCTTTCGCATATAAGTTATCGAAAATCTGATTTACATCCATTGTATAGTCTAAATCAGATTTTGAATAGTGTGTATGCTGTGACGGACGAAAATCTGGTGGACCTTCCCCTGTTGCAAACCATGCTGGATGCGTAACACGAACTCTATTATTCGGCAACGCTACAATATTACCCGTCCATTTTCCTGCATCTAAAAGCTCTAAAACATGACTTTGTTTATGCTGAGCTGGGTCGTCTGCTACCTCGCTATCAGTATAATCAACTGTAAAATAATATTTCGCAGGAAAAAACTGACCGTCTATTTTAGCAAGCCAAGGACAAGGGTGTGCACGATCTAAACGATAAACTGCATGTGTATGTGACATACAATCCCAAGGTTGAGCAAAATGAACGGGCATCGGCTCGGGCCATTTATCGAACGGTGTATCACCAACTAATGCTGTAATTGGCATTCTTGCCCACATTGCGCCACCGTGAACATTGGGTTCATCTGTATCATCAACTTCAAAACCTGTAAAAAGCACTTGAAAACTTAAACAACGACTAGGCATCGTTGTTACTGCAATAGCCATGGCGTGTAAAAACTCACCATGATATTTTGTATGGTTATGGGTATACTCTCTACGCACCCAACATTTAAAGTGCGTAATATTACTTTGAAGATAAGGCAATTTACTTATTAGCCTTAACTCTTTTTATAGCCGCATTAAGACCGCCAGCTGACCCACCTTTAGAGCGTTTTTTAACACCGCCCATTGCACCGCCTTTAGCCATGCCTTTTGGTCTACCGCCACCCATCATTCTAGATACAGCTTTATCGTCCATATAACCGCCAGTAGCCATTGCGGTAACATCAACCATTTTTCCTGGATTTAATTCTTCTACATTAATTTGAGCTCCACCAGCCGCACCGCCTTTTTTCATTTTCTTGACGCCGCCTCTCATGCCGCCTTTTGCCATACCTTTTTTCTTCATCATGACTTTTTCCTTTTCTTCCGTCTTAGTGGTTTAACATTACGTGGTTTACCTTTTGTAGGTTGACCTAATTTTACTTTTTGTCTAATTCTACTTCTTTTTTCTTTTGTAGACAACTCACTTGCTGTTTTTGGTGTTTTTGAAGAAATCCTTTTACTGGGGCGACAATATGGAGTACCCCGTTTTTCACCTTTGCGACGCCCACATTTTTTCCCCGTGCGAACGTCTTTCCAGTCTTCTTTAAACCACCTTTTGAGAGCAAGACCAGCTTTTGTTTTTCTAACAGCCATATTCGACCCATTAACTGTATTGAGTTTCTTTTCTTCTGTCTTCCATTACAAGACCGCAACCACGTGCTACGTTTTTATTATTTGACGGACGTTTTGCTACTTGTCTAGCAATAGTTTTCCCATAACCGCCTGTAGATGCTTTTCTTACCTTAGATTTTTTCTTTTTACTTTTTCCATAATTAGCAGCACCAACTTTTCGACATTTTGCAATAGCACCAGAGGCATAAGCACTAGGAAACACACTATAACTAGCTTTAACTTTACGATAACAAGCGTCTTTAGGCATTTCTATTGCTCCTTCTTATACCTTCTTTTTCTTCTTATTTTTTACTAAAGTGCTTAAAGATTTAGCCTGTTTTGCATGTAACTTAGATGCTTTTTTTAAACCTTTAATAACTTTTTTAACTTTTGCTTTTTTGTTTTTATTCATTTCTTTCTCTTCTTTTTGCCAGCGCAATATGCTTTTTGACTAAACCCTTTAGGACGTTTACAGTTTATCTTAGCTTTTCGCTTCTTGCTCCACTTTTTCTTTTGTGGCGGTTTTGTAACCTGTTGTCGCATAGAACTACGACCGATAGCCATTAAAATACTCTATGTATAAATGGAGCGAATATAATTAAAACAGCTAATCCCCAAATTTTTAAATCTAAACGATCAAGCTGTTTTTGTATTTGTTCGTATCTTTTATCACACGACTGCTCGTGTTTTTCGATTCTTTTTAAAAGATCAGCAGTTTTCATTTTAACACTTCCAACGTCTTCTTGCCGCACAGATACGTTTTTTGGGCGTTTTACGACAGTTAATATTGTGCATTTTCGCTTGTCCAGCAGATCTTGAACAATACGATTTACGCCGTTTTGAACGAGCTTTCGACGGCTTTTTTTCCGTGACAGCGGTTTTAAGTTTACTTCCTGGATTTGCGCGACGATAAGCCCGAACACCTTTTTCTGTCATTCCCGCACCACTTTTAGTAGAGCGAAAATTCCCTGATTTAACAGAAGTCTTTATTGGTTTAGACTTCCGTTTTTTCTTCGTTGCCATAGCTACTATCCAAAGAAAGCAGTAATAGAGTCTACGTTAGTTAACGTAACATGACAGTCAGTTTCAAAAATCATGCCGCTTTCAGGAATAGTAACTTGCGTATCGTCAGACGTTAAAAACGTCATAGATAATAGTGTTTCTCCTGAACCGCCACCGTCTTTAAAAACTGCGGCAGGACTACCCGACCCAGCTGTTCTTACAACAAACGATTTTAGTCGAGTACGCCCACCAAATAGACTGCCCGTTGATGTTGCTGTTTTAGCAAAAATTGGTCCAGCCATCTGAGTCTCCTATTAAACAGTTGGTGAATCAGAAGCAATACCAAAGAACTTCAGAGCAATAACACCACCAGCACCTGCTGTGCCAGAAATTACAACTTCAACTTCGTCAGCAGTCTCTGTAGCCGCAGTAGTTGTTCCACCAGACATACCAAGCACACCGTTACAAGGGAAGAAACCCTTAAAGCCTGTTGCGTTAATAGCAATAGAAATTCCATCTACAAAGCCATCTGTGTCAGCATCTGTACCAATGTCAACCAAGTTTACGTTGTTAGCCGCAGCACTTGTCACTGTGATGGCAACGCCCATAGGAATGAAATTAGACGGAATACCAATAGATGACTCTTTATGATCTGTTCCAGTTGCAGCGATTGTAATTGAAGTGCTGTAGGTAGACAAAGTCATTTCGTTGGTAACAGAGCCAGTATTGGCGTTCTTAATAATCGATTTAAACCCGTTTTCGGAACGGACTGGACCGTTAAAAGTAGTATTAGCCATGGTTTTCTCCTGTCGTGGCTAGTGTCAACCCCCCGATGGAGTTGTCAGGATAAATTTACTATAAACGAAAAAAGGGCGACTGAAAAGCCGCCCTTTTAAAAGTCTTACTAGATTTATGCTCCTGGAGAACCAAAAACACAACGCGGATCTGAAAATCCGAAGCTATAACGCTCACGGGCTTTAAACCGCATATTTCCAGTATCGAAGTCACCTTCCATTGCAGTACGGATTGGCGCACGTTCAAAGTGCTTAAATCCATTAGGAGCGTCTGTCTTGATAAAGAAAGCATCTGTATCAGTTAAGAAATGGTTAATGGTATACCCATTAGGCAACATTCCTGTACTGCGCAGTGCGTTAATATCGTTATCTGCAGAAGCTGAACGCAAAGTAGAAGCTAAGATACGCTCTGCAACAAATTGAAGTGCAGGTGGAATAACTAACTTCATCCCACGAAGTGCGATTCTTAGTCCTCGTTCATCAACAAACCCAGAAATACTAATCATAGCATCTTCAAGGGAAGTTTCATTCAAATCAGCCGCTGTAGAGAACTCATTTGAAAAAGTACCGCCACCGTCAAGTGGGTGATCAGTAGCACAAAGCTCCTTACCATCTCCACCAGTAAAGCTAGAGTTAAATGCGTTATTTAACACACTTGCAGCTTTAACTTGCTTGGTATGCGCCATTGAACGAGCCAGTGCTTTAGTATAACGAGAAGCCAAACGGTCATACAAGTTATCCTCAATAGCTTCCTCAGTAATTGCGAAAGCTAAAGCAATGGTTTCGTGGGTGTAGCGAGAAGTAAATGACTCTTGCGCGTCATCAAAATTTACCGCTCCACCTTCATTTTTAGTTGGTGCCGAACCGAAACCAGTCAACATTACTTCTTCTTCAAAAGCTCGGTCAGATGACTCTGTTTCAAAGATTTCCGCATGTTCGTTTTCGTAACGACCATATTCCATGCCAAAGAGAGCGTTGAGTCCAGGCTCAAGCTCTTTAGCCAGTTGTGCTCTAGAGATTGCCATTATTCAAAGCTCCTTATACGCCTACACCCTGCCGATAGGCATGCTCGTTAATTAAAACGTACACGTTACCATTGGCAGAGCCAGAATCACTATTATCGGGATCTTTACTGTATCCGATAATCCGAAGTTGTGCCGTAGCAGTTCCTACAGTAGAGGAAATTTCTGCAATCGACCGTCCTGTGGTAGTCGAACCACTACCCGTGGAAGTCGTATCTGCGTTTGCGTTCACAGAGTTTGCAGCCATCGTACCATCGCACTGAATTTCGTATACGATATATGGATCATCATATACGAGTGCTTTAATATCTGAAGCAACAATACTTCCAGGATAGAAATTAGAGAACACAGGCTCTCCTGAAGTTGGGTCAGTATAAGAACAACCTTGAAAAACTCCTACGATTTTATCAGAACTACCTGCGGCTACATCGATGCCACCAGCGGCAGTAGCGATAACAGGTGAACCCTGAAATATTGCATTAGTGTGGTTACTTGCAATATCGTACTCGTTTGTTGTGAAGTTCGCTACACCACCCAAAGCACGGACGGGCTTTAGCCCAAAAGCGGCGTCTTTATTTGCCATTATCCACTCCTTACGGGTTTATCATGTGGCCTACTTAGTGTTAGGGCCACCAAAGGTTACACGAGACTGCCTATCTTTCGAAATAGGCATAGAAGGATGTTGTTCCTTCATGAGATCATTGTCCACCGCTGTCATTTGATCAGAAGTTTGCGATGCAAAATATTCATCACGGCTTTCAGTTATCTCTTGTGGCACTTTAGTTAGCATCAACCCACCTACACCGATGACTCCTGCATGCTTACCATCTTCAATAGTAGGCGCATCAAAGTCTGGATAATCCTCTGCACGAACAGGTTCATATCCTTCTCGGATTCGACCAGAAACGTTCTTTCGGTCTTCTTGACCACGAACCTCTGTTCTCACCCACCTGAATGTATAACCTTCAGGAGGTTGCGGTGCTTCAAGGGATGAAGCTGGTCGCCACGGTTTTCTGCGTTCGGTCTTCGAACGTGTTTCAGAAGCGCGAGGAGTTCTCTTGTTAATTTCAGACATTTAAGCCTCCTTCACGTGTTTCGCATATTCCTCAAGTGGAACACCGAGTTTCTTTGCGATAGCCACTTGACTTTGAGTCAAACGAACTGTCTTGCGCCCAGTTTTAGAACTTCGATTGGCAGGAGCAACGGTTTGGGCGGGTTTCCGCTGTCCAGATTTTTCTTCCCCAAATTTATGGGGAAACTCTTTTCGCATACGAGAATTGATCTCTGTATAGTAATCTTCTGATTGGGGATTATACCCCTCTTCTTCGATCAGTTTACGATGAATTGAGAATGCTGTAAAGGTCATTCCTTCATCTTTTCCAAACCATTCGTTTTCTGAAGCCCATTTTTGCGCTCTTGGATCAACTGGCGCGGCGGTTTGGGTATTGTTTTGTATAGCGGATTGAGCCTGTTTTGGGTCTTCAACTTCTGCTTCAATTCCTGCCTCTTGTCTTTGTTTCCATTGGGCTTCTTCCCTAGAAAGACGATCACTTTCAACACTTAATTTAGCAACTAACTCTTGAGCATCTGCCATAGCTTCAGAATCACCTTCTTCATAAGCTAATTTTAATGCACGTTTAGCCTCTGAAAGCTGACTCTTTATACGACCGCTTGTTTCAGTAACAAGCGCAGAACCTGCTTCAGAGTAATTTTTCGTTAGTTTTTCGTTTTCATCTTTTATGTTTTTAGCATATTCCAATGCCGCTTGTTCACGACGTTCCGCTTCACGCATCTTATATGTTAATCGATCAATGCGTTTTTTAACACCTTCGGAATATTCTTCATGTTCTGAATCAGAAGAAGGTTGTTCTGTATCCGCCTCTTGAGCAATAACTTCTTCTTCTTGGTTTTCTTCAGCTTCGGCTTCTTCTACTTCGATTTCTACGTTTTCTTCAATTTTTTCTTTTTCTTCTGCCATCTTTTACTCCTAAACAGCTAAGATATCACGGGGATCGTCTATAACAGCCAAAATCTCATCATCATTTAAAAGACGAGGTTCTGCACCATCAATTTTAAATCGTGACCCAGCGTAACGACCAAACATTACCCAGTCACCTTCTTTACACCAAGCTCCGTCAGGAAACTTACCTGTATCTGCATATGCGTCTGGTCCAAGAGAAACAACATAACCAATATTAGTAGCAAGTTGTTCTCTAGAACGAGTTTCATCAGACAGTAAAATACCGCCTTTTGTAGACTCAGGAAGAGTATAAGGAAGAATAAGGACACGCCAGCCTGTAGGACGAGGAAGTCTTTCTAAAGCAGGTCGATCTTCATCGACTTCATCAGAAAGTGCAAAAGTGGCAGGATTCAATAAATCTTTTTTCTTTTGCGTTTGCGCTTCGTTAGCGGCTTGGCGTTCCTTTATTACATGGTCAGGAACGTATAACCTTTTAGTCATCGTCGGCAGTCTCCATTCGTTTTTGAGTTTCTTTTATTGTAAGTTCTATGTCGCCAAGAGCAGAAACTTGACCCATAAAATGATGGTATTGTTCCATATTAGCAACACCATTAGACATCAGTGTTTCACTAATTTCTGCTTGTCTTTTTTCAATTTTACCTAAAAGGTAACTATATAAATCCATTAAAACGTGCCTTTAAAGCTCGTACCTTTGATAGCAATACCGCCGCCCTTACTTCTTTTAGCGGCTAACACTTCATCGCCACCGAAATTACCACCACCATATGCGCCACCACCTGCTTTTCTTACTTTGTTAGTTTTCTTTGTAGCACCTGCAATCTTATCTGCATAGGTGATTTTATCTTTCGGTGCTGCCAACGCAGCAAATTTCTTTTGATTATCAGTCATTTGAGAACCGCCACCAGAACGTTTTTTAACAGCTTTTGAGTCTTTTCTACCCATAGCTTCATCTAAATCAAACTTTAAAATTGCAATTTGATCAGGATCATCAGTGTTTTTTAACAATTCCATTAGTTCTTTTACACGTGTATTAGTCATAATTACCTCTTTGTAGCGAGTGTTACATTTGCACGAAGTGCGGCAATATCCTCATCAGAGGAAATTTCTGCTTTTTTAAGTTCACCATCCTGCTGAAGTTTAGCCGCTTCGATCTGATTACGAGCTTGATCAGCCATCGCTTTACGCTGGACTTCTTGCTGTTGTATTTGAAGTTCCTGTTGTTTAAGTTGTACAATCGGATCAAATTGACCTGTACCTGCCGCTTGTTGTGCCATTTGACTAATTTGCTGTGTTGCTTGAGCAGATGCCTCCGCAAGCATAGCCTCCTGTTGTGGGTCCATAATTTGGCCTTCCGCTGGTAGCGGCATACCAAGTGTCTGTTCTACTTGTTGCCTGTATTGAAGCGCAAGGTGTTCTTGCATATGCGCCATAAGGACTTGCTGAGCGATACCGTTCTTTTGAATATTTGGGTCTTGCAAAAACGCACTATGCGTTGCAATATGAGCGTTATGATTTTGAGACTCAAACGCTTTAACTGGTTTACCTGTAAGAGCATCCATATTTTCAGAGACAGGATCTTTAGGAATAAGTTCGTCTTTAGGTGGGAGAATTTTGTCGATATTTTGGATACCCAGCGCAAGATACATTCTCCTATATGCTTCGTGTAAGTCGTGAAGTTGTGGCGCAGATTGCGCTAATTGTAATTGTGTTTGAGCTAAAGTCACACGTTGACTCATACTAAACATAGCGGGATCGCTTACAGGTACAATATCAATACGCTCATCGAAATCGTCTGTTTTTACGTTTGCGTCGTAGCCTTCTATTTGATACGGATATTCTGCGGGTAAATAATTTTTAACAACTTCTGCTAAAATCCTCAGTTCTTGGCGTTGCGCAAAATGAAGTCTTTTATGTATTGCACTAAGAACTTTTGTTCCTTGCTCAAGAAGGGCAACAGTAGTGCCAACAGGATTCGCTTGACTACCTTCGCCAATATTTAAATCCGTGACGGACGCAAAACGTCTACCACTTTCAATAAGCACACCAAGCATTTGGAGGAGGGTACTTGACGGCTCTTTATACGGAAGAGGCATGATAGCTTCACGAATAGAACTTCCTGGAGCATCAACGTCACGGAATTCTCCAGGCTGGAGAGGTAGATCTTCATCGCGAACACGAAGCCCTCTTGCTTTAAATCCAGCTGGTAAATTTGCTAATGTACCCGCATCAATTAACTGACGCAAAATAGATGTAGCTGACTTAGTTAAGCCGCCAATCATATGAATTAACCCAAATCCATAAAACCCAAGTCCAGGAAGAAACTTATAATGCGTAAAATATCTTATTTTAGTTTTAGTAGGGTCTTCCTGTCTATAATTACGACGTATAGACAAAATATCCATAGTATCTTCGTGGATCGTAACGATATACGGAACAGCTATACCTGTTTCCTCGCCCTCTTCATCCTGATCTTCATACCCTGGAAGATCTAAATCAACATGCATCTCTAGCAGAGTTACCATGTCGCTAGATTGAATATTACGACGAAAACCTGTTAATTCTTGTACTTTATCCTCTGAAGTATCCGTATCATCAACTTCATCAGCTAAAACTAGAGCATCACTATAAAACCCAGAAACTTGAAGTTTTCTTACATCATTAGCGTTCATAGTAACAACGTGCGTAAAACGGGACGTTGCTTCTAAGCTAGACTCAGTATAAGCAACAACTAAATCATCTGGATTAACAAATTTACTTACTGGTCTTTTTAATGCAGGGTCATAATACGTTTTCTTGAACGTTGATCCTGACAAAGGCAGATAAAATAACATTTGATCTAATTCTGGGTCAAATTCTTCCATAACATCCAAAACTAGAAAATTCATATAGTTACGAACACGTTCTGATTGTTCTAAAATTTCTTTATTTTCTGAACCCACAATACGAGTTTGTACTGGTCCTCCTGGGGGAAGCAATTCTTTATACGCACCCGCTTGAAACTGTGTCGCACTTTCAGCTAGAAGGGGGTGATAGACACCAGAAGCACCTCTAAATGGTTCTTCGCGGTCATCTGTCTTAATACCGAGCAAATCTAAACCATCTGTATAGCCTTCTAGCCATTCTTGTCTAGATTCTACATCATCTTTATAGGATTCAACTAATTCAGAAGCTAAATCCTGAAGATTAGCCTCATCCATCTCTTCTGCTAGGTTAGCGTAAAAATCACCACCTAATTCATTTTCATCTTCTACATAACCAACGATTGCGCTACCATCCTCTAACATAACGGTATCGTCACTTTCAAACAAAGGTAGTTGATCTTCTGAAGTTGTTTCTATTTCAACTTCTGCTTCAACAGGAGCTTCGGTCATTAATTGCGCAATCGATTTTTCAACAGCCATCGTAAACTACCTCAATAATACATAAATTTTTTGAGTTTATATTCCAGTTCCTCGTCTTCATAATCCGTAGGTTGCCGAATAAACCCGCCTTGTCTGAACCTGAGGAGTGCTTGGGTGGTTGAATCCACCAGATCATCATGATCTCCATTGGGGAATTCACATAATTCCTCCACTAATTCTTCTGCAAACCTTGTTTCTGGAACCCAAACAAGTCCTGATTCAAACATAGGGGCAGCAGCATTTGTCCTAGCGATCTTATCATTGCCTCTATTAGGCGAATAATTTTGTACAGGTATACCCATAGCCCGTAATTCTTGAGTTAAGGGCAAACCTGACGCCTTTGCTTCGATAATAACTGAATCAGGATCCCAATGTATATAATTTTCTTGCGCAACACGTTTTAATTCAGGAAAATCGAACCGATCTTTAATAGAATCAAGTAAAATTATGTTATATTGACCGTCATCTTCGTTTAAAAACACACCCCAAGTGGTAATTGCGCTAAAATCAGCCTTTTCTGACTTTAAAAACGCTGTATCGTAGCTTTGTATGATATATTCAGCTACTGGAGGGCTAGTTTTTTCCCATTTTCTTATCCATTCACGCTGAATTATCGCTCCTTCACCGCCTGTCGGCTCTTGCATCCACTGTGCCGCCCATTTTTGATGTGGTAATGAGGCACGGATACCTTCTAATTCCTCTATTTTCCAAAATTCAGGCCAACAAGGGTTGCCAGAAGGCATAATAGCGGGAAATTCTATAACTTCCCATTGATCTGCTTTAGGATCAAGGGTTTGTGCTTTTAATAATTGACCCGTCAAGTCCTTTTTAGACCACCGAGTCATAACTAAAATGATTGTTCCTCCTGGTTGGAGACGCTGTCTTGGGCCTGACGTGTACCACTCATAGGCTGATTCCATTGCGGTTTCGGACATTGCGTCTTGTTCCGAGTGCGGATCGTCAATAATAAGTACATCAGCACCACGACCAGTAATAGCCCCTCCGACACCAGCCGCAAAATATTCTCCACCCTTGGATGTCTCCCATCGTCCAGCGGCCTTGGAATCTGCTCGCAATGCCACATTTTCAAATATCCTTTTATATTCTTCCGTATCTACGAGATCACGAATTTTTCTACCAAAACGTACAGCAAGTTCACCTGTATGCGTTGCTTGAATTATTTTTAAATCAGGTTTAAGACCCAAGAGCCAAGATGGAAGCATATACGACGACATTTCTGATTTCGAATGTCGTGGACCCATATTAATAATTACACGTTTTAATTCGCCTCTAGCAATACGATTAAACGTTTGTGACATTTTACGATGGTGCGCACCTTCAATAAACGACGGCCACATCGTTCTAACAAAAGTTAGAAAATCATCACGAGCTAATTTACGGGTTTCGCGTTGTTGTAATTCTTCAGCAAGAATAAAAGCGAGTTCTTGTTTATCTCTAGGAAGATGCGAAAAGTCTAAATTTTCCATTAGGGTACTGTCGCATCAACTGATTGAGCATCTGCACTATCTTGTTTTGCTCTAGCCGCCATAGTCTGGCGGAACATTGATTCTATTTGAGCAAATTCTTCTTCTGGCATATTATATAATAAATTTGGATTTATACCCATAGCTTGAGCTATTTCTTCTTGTGGGTCAAGTCCTGTTGTGTTAGCTCCTGCAATAAGATCCAAGGGCAAAGCTGCAATACCCACACCTTTTAGTAAATAGGGTAATGCTGTTTTTGCAGCACGACCTGTTGCAACACTAGCGGCTACAGGATAATTACCGCGTTTAAATGTTTCTTTTAGATCAATGTTGCCTTTTTGATCGAAGATAC